TATACAATCAACGATACTACTGCAACAGTAACCGCAACTGTAACTACAGCTTCTTGGTCTGATGTAAATTTTGATAATGATTTATCAGCATCTATTGCATCTGCTAATTCAAGAGTAATGAAAGTTAAAGTTGGTTTACCAGCTGATGCTGATTGGCAAGGTGTTAGAGCATTCAAAATTTCAGGTTCTGCAACTACAACGTTGTTCCCAGAATATACTATCGTTGATAGTTATGGTTCTGCATCATTCGTACTTTCTGGATCTGCAGTTACCGATACAAACGTTGCAACGCAAGTATTGACTTATCATTTACAACCAACAGATTACAACAGAGGTGATTTCGAAGATAAAGGTTCTGACCTTCCAATTCCTGAAATCGAACTTGAATTGAAATCTGAACCAATCGTTGCAAAAACTCGTAAGTTAAAGGCTATCTGGACTCCAGAATTGGCACAAGACTTGAACGCATACCATTCAGTAGATGCGGAAGCTGAATTAACTCAAATGCTTTCTGAATATATCTCTCTTGAGATTGATTTGGAAATCCTTGAAATGCTTCAGCAAAATGCATTCACTACTGATTACTGGTCTGCAAGAGTTGGATATGATTGGAACGGTTCTGGTTTCGCAATCGATGCAAACGCAGCAGCAGCATCTGCTTACACAAAGAGCACTTGGTATCAAACTTTGGGTATCAAATTGCAGAAAGTTTCTAACAAAATTCACCAATTGACTATGAGAGGTGGTGCAAACTTCTTGGTTGTATCTCCAAACGTAGCAACAATTCTTGAATCTATGAACGGATTCTCTGCAAACCCAGGTAAAGATGCTTTACAGTTCGCAGCAGGTGTTACTAACATTGGTTCAATCTCTAACAGATATGATGTGTATAAGAATCCTTATATGACTGAAAACGTAATCTTGTTAGGTTTCAAAGGTTCTAACTTCTTCGAAACAGGAGCAGTTTACGCACCTTATGTACCATTGATTATGACTCCGTTAGTTTATGACCCAACCAACTTCACTCCAAGAAGAGGTGTGATGACTAGATACGCTAAGAAAATCGTAAGACCAGAGTTTTACGGTAAGATTATCGTTGAAGGTTTACACTCTCTCTAATCTTTGAGAAGATTGGATAAGTAATAAACTTACAATAAACTAAAAGGGGGAAGTATTTACTTCCCCTTTTTATTTTATATTGATATTTATTTAAAAAGATAGAATGCCAAATCCCGGAGATATTATAATATTTAAAGCGTGGGAACTTAATAAATCAACTGTATTAGATAGTTCCGATGTACTTGTCAAAAAAAATGACGGGGATTTTGGTTATGTAAATATGTTGGATGTTGTAAATACAACTGCAACAACAGGTTCAATCTATATGACAGGAAGTATAGAAACCGTTGACCACATTGATTTTTCTTTAACAGCAACACCACCACACAAAGAGGGTAGAATACATTGGGATGCTGATAGAAAAACTTTAGAAATTGATACGGAGATAAATAATTTTATGATTTCCGCAGGACACGTTAATGTTGTTCGTGGAAAAAATACTACAACAGGAACGTTAACAAAAGGAACGGTTGTTTATATAACAGGCAATTCCGGTCAATTCGCAACATTTGGAACTGCAAGTTGGGATAGTGAAACAAGGTCTGCAATTACATTTGGAATACTTCCACAAGATATAGCACAAAATAATAGTGGGTATGCTGTAACTTTAGGAGAAGTAACGGGCATAAACACAAATGGGTTTACACCGGGTACTTTATTATATTTAGGAGCAAACGGTACATATACGGCAACAAAACCACAAGCACCTTTACACCAAGTTCGTTTAGGGCAAGTTGTTGTAGCATCTACAAATGGTATCCTACAAGTAAAAATCGATAACGGCTGGGAATTGGATGAATTGCACGACGTTAGAATTAATACAGGTTCACTAAAAGATGCCGAAACAAATAATGGTGGAAGTACCTTATATCGCACAGGTTCATTGTGGAAAAATAACGATGAAGTCCGATTAGTACAATCTACTATGATACTTGCAACGGTTTCCCAATCATTAAATTTTGCAGATGATAATTCCGCAGCATTAGGAGGTGTTCCAGCCGGAGGATTGTATCATACAAATGGTACAATCAAAATTAGATTAGTTTAGTAAAAAATTTACCCCTATTTTTTATTCTTATATTTATAGTAGTATAACTCTATAAAATAAAATAATAATGTCTGTAAATACGTATTGGTCAGGCTCAACCGCAAGTGCATTTTTAATAGCATCGGCATCCGGTGAGGCAACTCCATTTGGAATATATGATAATGATTCCGATTTTAAATCCGATGCACCGAAAACAGCAGTTTGGGTTGCAAAAAGATTAGGATATCCAATTATTAATATAGAATTGGATAATCCACAAATATGGGCATGTTTTGAAGAAGCAACCTCTGAATATTCTGCACAAATAAATCAATTCAATTTAAGAAATAACCTCGCTATATTGAGAGGTCAACCGAAAGGAAAAGTTTCAAGTTATTCACAAACATTGGTTGATGGTTCATTTTTACCAACTGCAATCCGTATGTCACAACAATACGGAACACTTGCAGGAGTTGGAGGAACGACTAGAATAAAGAGGGCATATGTAAATTTAACATCTTCGGTACAAACTTATGGTTTGATGCAAGCGGCCATCGATGTTGAAAGTTCACAATCATTTCAAAGTTTATATACGGGCAGCTCAACTATTGATGTTGTTCGTGTTTATCACGAAGCAGTTCCGGCAATTACAAGATTTTTTGACCCATATTCGGTGGGTGCACAGGGAACTTTGAATTTAATGAGCGAATTGGGATTTGGTAATTATTCACCGGCCGCACAATTTTTAATGATGCCTATATATGAGGATTTATTAAGAATGCAGCATATTGAATTTAATGATACTATTAGAAAATCTGCGCACACATTTAACATTGTAGATAATCATTTAGAAATATTTCCTGTTCCAACGGCAAGGGGCCCGCAAAAAATATACTTTGATTATATGAGTAGGGATGAATTTGAGCATGATTCGCAAACGATTCAGGCAGATTCCCTTTCCGATTATTCTGATATACCATATGATTTTATCCAATATTCAAACATAAATGATGTTGGTAAGCAATGGATAAGGAAATATACTTTAGCATTGGCAAAAGAACTATTGGGAGCAATTAGAGAAAAATATAATTCAGTTCCAATTCCAGATGGTGAGGTAACATTGGATGGTGCAGCATTAAGAGCAGAGGCACAAGTTGAAAAAGATGCATTGATAACTCAATTGAGAGAAAATTTGGAAGAATTGAGTAGAAAAAATGTAATGGAAAATAAAGCACATGAGGCGGATCACCATCAACAAATGTTACAAAAAGTACCTTTAAAAATATATGTAGGATAATATGCCAAAGTTTATGCTAGATAGGGACTTGCAACTTTTTAGAAGTGTAGCAAGAGAGTTGGTAGATACGGTGATACAAAATACTTGCGTTTTATTTAAAATAAATTTAAATGAAACAAAAGTAAATATCTATGGTGAATCTGTAAATAAAACTTGGTATCCTGGAGTTGAGTTATATGTTTTAATTGATAAGGAGCCTGAAACTGCCGTATATGAGGGGTTTGGTTCTGACAACCAACAGAATATAACTTTTAAATTTGATAGATTATTATGTGAAGAACGAAATGTTTATCCTGAAATAGGCGATGTTATTTATTTCGATAATTCTTATTATGAAATAGATAATACAAATGAGGTACAATTTATTGGTGGATTACCTGGAGAAAATAGTGATAGAAATTGGAGTATTGTATGTTCTACTTTTATGGTAAACAAAGCAACATTAAATATAGAAGAAAGAATTAATTAAAAAAGATGTCTACAAATCCATTAAGAAATAATACAAGAATAAATCAAATCAAAGTAAATAAGCAAGATTTGAAACAAAGTGTAACTCTATTTGATATAGATTATGCAATGATGTCTTATTTGGAAGATACAGTTTTACCTAATTTGGATGAAAACGGAACGGTTTTAAAAATACCTGTAATATATGGTAACTCGGAAAGATGGAATGGTGCAAGGAGACAGGGCGTATATAGGGATGCAAAAGGAAAAATACAACTTCCTTTAATGATGATTAGGAGAACAAGTGTTGCTAAAAACGAAGCAATGTCTATGTTAAATAGGCATGTTTCATATGCAACAATACGAAAATATTCACCTGAAAACAGATATGATAGATTTAGTTTATTAGGATCAAATACGAAACCGAAATACGAATTATATAACGTAACTATGCCGGATTATGTAGAAATAAACTATGAGTGAATGGTTTGGACAAACTTTACAGAACACTTAAATACGGTTATTGAGCAACTACAATTTGCAGGATCATATTGGGGTGATAAAGATAAGTTCAAATTTAACACATCGGTTGGGGAATTCAATGTTGTTAATGAGGTTGGAGAAGGAACGGAGAGAATTAATAGAGTTGAGTTTTCATTAAATGTAAAGGCATATTTACTTCCTGAAACATTTGATGGAGAAGCAACTACTAAAAAATCAATATCAGTAAATAGATTTGTAGTATCAACGGAAACCGATATGACCGGAAATGGTAGACTTGAAGGATTACTCACAACACCTTCACCATACTATGATAACAAAGACCTTATAGATTTCTTATCATTGAATAATAGTAGAGTTGAGACTCCCGTAGCAAATAATACAATAACATTTGCAGGCATCAAACCAATAAAGGCCCCACCACTATTATCATCGGTAATATCGGGTACAATAACATTAAGTGGTGAACCGTATGATATTAAAGTTTATATAAATGGTGTTAGATACTATTATGGTACTCACTTTGGAGTATCCTATGCAACTGCGCCGGGAAACTTAACTATAACATTTTTACCATTGATTTTAGGATTCGATGTTGATACGGAAGATGAAATAACTATAACAGGTAAATTTATTGATATATAATGAAAAGAACTTTACTTGATATAACTCAAAAAATATCTAGAAAAATAACGGGAGTATATTTAACACCCAAAAATTTAAATGATTCAAACTATTATATATTTGAAGCCAAAAATTATAGATTTGTAGAAATTTTAAGAGAAGTTGAATATAGAAAGGTGCAAGATAGAGTTACCATTCGTATAAATACACAAAATATTTCTAATAGAGATTTTTTGATAGAAGATGGTGTAGATGGGATTGTTGTGAAGTTTATAAAAAATAATTTCCAATATGAGTTGGATACAAATGATGAAATTTATTTAAAAGGAGATATAGAACAATATGCTTAATAGATTTAATTCAAATGCCAGAAAACTCAATAGAGTTTTACCGAAAATAAATACAAATAATTTAAATGATGATTTGTATTTAACGGGTAGTTTATTGAATATAGATATACCATCCACACAATCATATCAATCAAACGTAAGAGTACAAACTACTACAACAAAAATAACAAATAATAAAAATACTATAAATGAATTTCATAATGAAATTTTACAATATAGTGGTAGGTTGATTAAAAAATCGGTTGATTCGTATAGTAATGATGGATTTGGAAAACTTATTTTAAATAATACTGTACTTGATTACGGCACAGAGGGTGCATCTCCTGATAATTTCGAAATAATAGTTGGCGGATTGCATATTCCTGGAAACTATACAATTAAAGAAGTTGGAACAGATGTTGTTATAACATTGAACGATTCGTATATAGATTTTGATTCACAACACATAAATGATATTTATGTTATAGGTAAATTTAAATAAATGGCAACACTAATACAAATAAAACAAATAGAGAGTAGTTCGTTCTTAATACAGGCAGCAGTACTTGCACAAACATTTACCGAATCTGTAACGGCTGTAGTTGATTATATTGGAGTGGTATCCGCATCATCGCAATTGACCGGTGCATATGATTTAAGATATGCGCTTAGTGGAACAGTTGGAGGTGGGGCATCCGATTGGAATAATCTAACAGGAATACCACAAGGATTGATATCATCATCAGCTCAATTGGATGGAACAACTCTTAAAAATATCACAATATCTACTGCTGATGCTGATTCTTACTCATTAATAGTGAGTGGTGCTATGGGTGTCGTGGATGCAAATAACTTACCAGAAGGACCTAATGCGGATGATACAAATGTTCCTGCACAGATTTATTTAGCAGGAGGAACTGTTCTTCCGGCAGACCCATCGGCTAGTGGAAGTGCGGATGCAAATATTATAGATCAAGGAGAGTGGTAATCAAAAAAAAATGATATTTATATATTGAATAACCATAACCAATTAATTTTAACGGAGAATAACTAAAATATGGCAC